GTCTACGACGACCCGGTGGGTTGCACTCAACTCTAAGCCTTATTGGAGCCTTGCCATGTACTTCCCAGTCCTCTTTCGAGATACCGCAATCCGCGTAACATACGATATGGTTCGCGCCGCTCACCGTTGGGACACTCCCATAGATCGTCGGCTCAAAAAGCCGGCTGTCTTTCATGGGTTTAAGCCCTTCGATGAGGTAATGACGCAGTTTAAACCATTCGAGATATGCGAGGCGATACTCGTTACGACTCCTGGAAAGCCACGATATCCAGACACTTTTAAACGAACATTTGGTAGGTTCGTCAAGGTTTATCTCTGGTACCGCGACAATCCTCGTGCCGAATTAACACCTCGGCAGTTGGCGCTTTTGCTCCGCCTAGAGCACAGTTTCGAGCGACAGTTTGACATCCAGTACCATGTTGGTATCTGGCGGAAACACATCAATCGAATGGACGATCCTTTCTTAACCAGCTTCGAAAGCTGGTGACAGAAACGCCCACCTGTGCTATTGTTGAGTGTGGGTTTGGGGGTAATCTTTACCTCTAGTCCGGGTATGCGGACTCTAAATCCAACTTCTCATAAGAACATACCCTTCGCTTAGGAACCTACATGAAATCCCAGACCTTTGACCCGGTACCAAGAGAACGCCTAATAAAGGATTCCGTCTACACCCAATGGAACAGTGTGGACGGTTACCAAGGTAGCTATCTTGCGGGTTGGGGTTACTTACAAAAAACATGGGATGTTACACCAGGTTTCTTTACCTTGAAGGCTGCTGGGGATCAACTCCCATCACAGCCCTACCACCTACTGCACACCACTACGGTCTCCCCCTGGGGGGCCTTTCGGTGGTGGCCACTATCTAATCCTGATCAGTGGCGTAAAAACGCAGGATTGCTTACGCACCAATATGCCTACTTTGAACCGGCGCTTGCCTCGGGGGATGATATCCTCGACGGCGTTATTGCATCGGCTAATCGTAAAGCACTAAGTGCGATTAAAAGTCAGAAGGTTAATCTCCTTCAGGCTTACGGCGAACGGAGGCAGACTGCGAGACTCATAGAGACCAACTTGGTCCGAATGGCTCGCGCTGTGACCGCCGCCAAGCGTGGTGATATTCAAGGTTGTCTCTTTTCCTTTGGGATGCTTGACGATAAGAAAGCTCCGAAATTTCTGAAGCGCGCCTTAGTTAAATATAGGCGCGAACAAGTGAAGCAGGAGCAGACTCTTTGGCAAGCACTTTTGGAAATACAATACGGCTGGAAAACCTTAATCACGGATATCTACGGTAGTATAGAGGCTGTCGAAGCCTCTAGAAACCGCGTACATGAGCAAAGGGTAACAGTAACAGCTTACAATCGTGATGAGCGCTCTAGAGTAAGGCGAGCGGGATTAGGTGATGCTATTATCATCGACGACCGTTGGTATGACTCTGCTCAAGCGCAAGTAAGTTGTGTTTTTCGTGTTGTTTCTGAGGCTGCGAGGACCCTAGCAGAAGCGGGGATAACTAACCCCCTACTTTTTGCCTGGGAATTAACTCCCTGGAGTTTCGTTGCTGACTGGGCGCTTCCCATCGGGGAGTGGCTGGGAAACATCGATGCTACAGCTGGTGTAGAGTTCTCACGCGGTACGCTCTCGTGGAAGAGAGTTTGCCGTGCGCAGAGCCGAGCCCGGGGTACAACTAGTACCGGACCGTTCGGTAGCTGGACGTACAGCGGTGACGCGGAATCTTATCAGTGCGTAGAGGAAGTCGATCGGACCCCTTTGGGGGCCTTTCCTTCTAACCCTCTACCTCAGCTGAAGAATCCGCTATCTGTTGTCCACGTCTTTAATGCTATCGCGCTACTTAGAACCGCATTTAAAACTGTGCGGTAACCATTAACCACTGGTATCCAACCAGATATGCCGGTATTTCCCGGTATTGTTATAGGAGAGGCAAATGCCTCAACAAACTGCGCTCGTCGTAAATGACAGCGTTCCGGCTGCCCGTACGTTTGCCGTCGCCGGTGTCTCCAATGGATTTGCGGTGTGGTTCGAGAAGACCTCGGCCTATCTGCAAGGCTGGCTTCGTTGCCAGTTTTCCTTGAAGATGCCTGCGAAGCCCGGCCAACCTATTCGGCACAACATGAAAGTGGTGTTGCCGACAGCCGCTGTTTCGGTGATCGACGGGGTTTCTGTTGTTACTACCCGAACGTCATCGATCTCCATCGAGGCGGTGATCGCCCAAGATGCCACGGCGACCGAGAAAGCGGATATCTGCGCGTATGCGTCGAATATCTTCAATCTCGCGACCTACGGTTTCAAGGCGCAGATCGTCAATACCGAGCCGACTACGTAGTCAACTCGGGCCTCGAAACCCCTAAATTCGTTGGGGTGGAGTAATCAGCAACCTAATTTACATCCTTGAAGGAGTAGTTAGATGGAACGCGATAAGACCCTTTCTGGTTTATGCGATGAAAAGGAGGAGGCGACTCTTTCCGAACTTCGTGAAGACTTCCTTAATCGGAAGTTCGAAAATAGACCGGACCGTTCAAAAGTGCGACACGGTATCGATACTAAGTCGCTACGGTTGGACATGTCGTTGAACGACAAGATCGTCTCACGCTATCTTGAAACCCTCAATTGTCCGCGGTCGCTCTCCGTTTACTTGTTGTACAAATACGGGGAACACGACCAAATTACGGACCTACAGTGCAGCCCTGAAGCGTATGCAGATGCGTATAGCTTCCGGTTAGCATTGTGTGCAACATCCCTACTTAAAAAGGCTGAGTTCTTATCGACAACTTTCGATAGGGACGAGGTAGCCCTCGCGGGCTTCTGGGATTCTGAGGCTAGATGTAAGGTGACAAACCAACGCTGGAGTTCACGTCGCTTCGAAAACGACGAGTGGAACACGATTCATCGTGTCTCTAGAAAAATACTCCAGATAATTGGCGAGAAGCCAAACATCGATAGGTGGTTAGACGAGTCCTCTTGGGGCCCTGGATCAACCCTGGCAATTAAAAAAGCCGGGGCATCCAGTTTCAAGAAATTCCGCGATGAACGCGGACTTACTGTAGATGCAGAGTGTTTGTCGGGTTTCCTTTGGGAGGCGTTTCCTTTCATTAGGGGGCGTCACTTCGAGTTAGAACTCGGCGACAAGTTGTTTGTTGTTCCGAAGGACGCAAGAAAAGGACGGTGCATTCTTATTCAGCCTGGCTGGAATCTTTATCTCCAGAAAGGTTTGGGTAGTCTGCTCCGTTCGAAATTGCGTCGTGCAGGTCTAGACCTTGACACTGGAGCCGCTGATTTTAACCGGTGGGCTGCTTGGTACTCGAGTAAAAACGGGTATTGGGCAACCATCGATCTCAAGGCGGCTTCAGATACAATCTCACGCGAGGTACTCCGGGAAGTTTTACCCCCGGGCTGGTACCGAGTGTTGGACCTGTTGAGGTGTAGGCGTTCTCAAGACGGCAACCATGTCTGGGAGAAATTTTCCAGTATGGGTAACGGTTTTACTTTTGAGCTCGAAACTCTCCTGTTTTATGCAATAGCCTGCATCAGTTGTGAGCAGGCTGGAGCGGACGATGGTGGGGTATCTTGCTTTGGTGACGATATTGTCATCCCCGTTAGTGCCGTTAGCTTTCTCCGTCGCAACTTAGACCTGTTTGGCTTCCTTGAGAACCCGGAGAAAAGCTTTTCCTCCGGTTACTTTAGGGAGTCATGCGGTGATTACTGGTACGACGGCATCAACTGTAAACCGATCTTCCTCAAAAGGAAGGTTTCAGTTATCACGGACCTTTATAGGATTTACAACCAAAGCCGAAATCTGGCGCACAGCATGGGGTGTTCCTTGTGCTGTGACGTTCGATTCGAGGATTTCTGTCGCTGGTTATTGCGGCAGTGTCCTCATAAGCTACGGTTCAAGATCCCGGAGGGGTTCGGCGATGTTGGTTTCATTTCTAATTTCGATGAAGCCACACCGTCGTCGGTGAGAGAACCGTCACATTCAGGTTGGGAATTTCCAGCCTTAATTGACGTTTCTATTGCCTTCGAGACTGAAGAGGCCGCACTTTTGCTGGTGCGGCTGACGGAACACTCAGATGAAGGTCGATTTAACGCTATCGACCAAAAGCAGAGAACATACAAGCGTGTACAACGCTTGCGCTGCCATGAGTGGTACAACCTAGGTCCTTGGATCTAGTTCTGCATCTTTAAAAGTCCTTCCTTTATATAAGGCTGGTTGGGGACCTTTCCCCGTAATCGGTGTGTGGG